AGCTTGTTGCATAGCCGTAAGAAGCTCTTCACGGTTAGACAAGTTCATATTGTCAATAATGCTTTGAATCAGTGTGTTGTACAACGGTGAGTCTTTTTGCATAGTCTGTAGTAGTTGTACAAGCTGGGTTACTTCGTACTCACGAGCAATGATACCTAGAGTACTGCTAGCGTTAAACTTGTAGTCTGCTACAGGGTAGTTCTCAGGGTCAAACTGCATGTACCTATAGGCTGCTTTCTTAACAAAAGGAATCAAGAAAGACTGCTGGAAGTTAATCAGTGTCCGCTTGTGACGTTTAATAATAGCGCCAAGAGACATACTAATCCCAGCGGCAGTAGCCTCGCCATTAACACTACCAGCGATTCCTGCTGAGTCCACTGCTCCGGTAGCTTGTTGTACCATCTGCTGCAGTGCTCCGGCTTGAGCAAAAGTAATTTGGTTAACATTACCAAAGTTGAACGGTTGAAGTACTTCTTTAGGATTTCCACTGGTCAGTATCATCTTTCCGGGGCGTACTTCGGGTTTAGCACCACGAGGTAGCCTAGTTGCGTCAATAGCCATCATAGGATGGATCGTAAGACTTAAAGCGTCAATTCTAGCACGTAGTTCTGTGTCCAAAGCTTTCTGGCTGTTGTATCCCTTTTCACAAACACCACGGCCCCAGAAACGTCCGGGCACTACGTCCCAAGGAAACGCTACTACAGGGCGGTCTGTCATCATGTAGGGGTTAGCTTCAGCCTTTAACAAAATGCCGCTGTTAGCGATCACTACGACTGCTTCTACGTACTTTGACTTAGAGTCTTGCTCAGGCCCTAGTTCTTCTTCATCGTCGCTTGTAGCGGCATTCAGAAGCTCTCGTGGCACTAAACCATAGTACTTAGTAAGACGTACTTTGTCATCGTTGTAGATTGTTATGTCTTGGTCAGGTTCCAAGTCAGTGTCAGGAGCAGCAGGACCAACGTATACGTCACGATATACCCCCTGTTCCTGCAAAAGCTCAACTTGGTGTAAACTAACAAACTCATCCACAGCAACACCCATAGCGTCGTCTACAGACGTTGCTACAGGGTCAATTAGGAAGTTCTGAGGTAGTACAGGCTTAAGTTTAACTTTGACACGGTCAGTGATGTTTACTCCTACTGCTTGCAAGTCTCCACCCATAATAGGTTGAGTAGCAGGAGCCATCTCTTTCATTTCTTCAATAATTATTTCACCAACGCCTGTACCAAAGACTGCTGCGTTAATTAAGCATTCTGCTACTGCTTTACGCACCATACATTCTTCAAAGTCTTCGGTTAGTTTATTACGAAGAAACTGTACGTCTTGCTTATTGGTGTCACCAAGGTTATCACTTACGTCAAACCATTTGCCACGTCCAAACGTAGCTTCTTCTAGTTCCGCTACATTAGACTCAACTGCCTGTTGAAGTGCAGGAGAAATAATACGGGAACGCTCAGAGCCACGCTGGCTGTCAGCAGGATCCCATATACCACGCCAGAGTCGGTAATACTCCTCAAAACGCTGTTCATAATTCGACTCATAATAGTCACGCCAATCCTCACATTTGGTAATGACCCAATCCTCAATTGTTTCTTCAACCAGCAAAGGGTCTGTATCGTAAAATTCTGCCATATTAGTATCCTGCTACCACGTCTAAAATTTCGTGGTCCTCAATTTCGTAGTCGTAGTCGTACGCTACATTTGCCAGTTGGTCAATATACGCCAAAGCGTCTATCAAGTCGTCATGCGTCAAAGGATCAGGGAATTGAAACAACTGGTCTAAAAACCTAGAATTCCACTCACCTTTGTTTAATGTAATGTAGCCGTTTTCGAAACGACCTTGTAGTGCCCACATTACTCTGTCGGTCTTCTTTTTATTACCGTGGGTAAGCTCTTCTACTCTGAAGAACATACCGTATCTTTTCTGCATGTCAACAAGCGGAGACATCACAGCTTGTTTAGCAATACCTCTTTCGATTCCGACCGACACGGGACGGTAATCTCTAACGGCCTGAAATATCTTAGCTGCTGTTTCGTCAAGACTCCATCTACCGTATATGATATTGTCAACATACCAACCATGCTCATTGACCTTAACCACTGCGATGGCTGTGTCGTCAAGCTTGGAGTTCTTAGTCTTTTTCTTGTTGACTTCTTCAAAACCTGCCAAGTCAACTGCAATGTAGTAATCTCCTACTTCCGGCTCATCTTCACTAAACCTAACCCAATCCTCTTTAAACATTTCTGAACCACGGGCTTCAAACGACGCCATAAACTCCTGACGAAACGCATAAGAAGACATAGAGCGTTTAGCAATGTCGATTTCACTAGGGTCCAACAATGGGTTATCATAGCTCGTAAAGTGCCAAGCTTTGTACGTAGGGTCATCATCTAAGTCCGCATATTTGTATAGTTCGTAAAAGTGGTTCCTTCCCATTGGCGTACCAATGAACATTGCACAGCCCTTTTGATCCGCCAAAGCAGGTCTCAAGATCTGCTCAAACACCTCTGGTTTCATGTCAGCGTACTCGTCCATGACTAGAAACTTGAGGCTGACACCTCGCATTGTCTCTGGTCTGTCGGCACCTTTGAGGCTAATGGTAGCACCGTTGACAAGCTTAATTTGCAGATTATTAATATGGCTACCAGAGATAACAGGGTGTCCCAGTTCCATAAGGGTTTGCCACATGATGTCTCTGGCTTGTCCCTGAGTAGGTGCGACGTAAAATACATGGCCTCTGTCCGCCTGAAGTGCGTTAACTATTAACATCCATGCTGCTAACCTAGACTTACCTGTACGTCGCCCAGCAGCTACTATTTTAAATCTTGTTTCATCTGCCCAGACATCTTGCTGCCAAGGCAGTAGCTCTATATTAAGATCCATTGAAGTTATTAAACACCGGTGATGCTTCTATTAAATCAAACGTAACTACTACTTCTACGTTCCCTGCACTACCACTAGACGCCTTAATGATGTCTCCGGGCTGTAGAACAAACACAGCATTACCATCAATCAACAGGTTTTCCTTCGAGGATATGTTAGTGCCGTTGTAGATATACACGTCTGTAGTAGGGCTAGGCTTGTCTACAAACAGCGTAATGCTGTTGGTTGAGTTATGTAGATTAGCTATGAACGCCATATTCCAGTGAGCTACGTAACCAGCAGGGATTTCTACAATTGTCTGCGTAGAGGTGTCCGTTAGGTTCTTGTTTTTAGTATACAGCATTAGTACAACCAAAGCACTGGAGTAGTACCCCTAGTGTCCACATGTACAAACGTATCAGCAATGCCCACACCAGTAAAACCAAGGTTCAAAGCATTAGCCACAATAGTGTAGCGGTGGGCGGCGTTTGTTATTTTTATGTCAGCCGCAATCCCCTGTGCATGTGTTCCCGGCACTTCCTTTTTTCTTTCAATAGGGTGCTGAGTTGGATGACGGTAACCACTCGTCACCTCAAAGGGGAAGCCACACGCACCCCGCAATTGGTCTAACTTCTCTAGGAACTCTTGTTCCATATTGTTAGTACCAGTGACCTGACAATCGAATTCTTCTCTAGTAAAATGCTTAAGAGTCATCTTCTACTACTTCTCCTTCGATTATATCAGGAGTAGACACTTCAGCAGTGCCTACGCCACTAATGTTGATCTGTATAGCGTTTCTACCGTTGTCTTTGACTACGTCCTTTTCAAAGGCACCCACTGGTAGTATACGGTCCATCACAAGTTTCCAAGCAGCAGCCTGATTCTTATGGTCATGGTCCAAAGCAGCATCAAAAATAGTCTCTAGGACCTTACGTGACTTTGGACTAGCCAACATACGAGCTTTGTACTCGTTAATTATCGCTGCGTCACCCTTTGGTCGGCCTACTACACCCTTGTTGCCGGGCTTTACAGCAGCGACTTCGGACTTCCGGGGTCTGCCACGACCCCTTTTTTTAACTTCTGTGGTCATGAAAAAAATTATCCCTTAATATGACTATAGTATAACATAAGTCTTCACAAAAGTCAAGCTATTTTAGAGGTAATTCCAGGGACTATTGAAACTTGAGTAAAAACAACAGGTTATACTGCTTTTATTTTTACTTAATTTTTCTAATTTTGGCTTATTTTGTGCTTAAGGTGCTGCTACTATAGCCACAACATAAGTTCCCCCTCCCCCGCCCAAGTTATCCACAGGTTATTCACAAGTTATCCACAGGTTATGCACAGGTTGTGGACATCTTGGGGATAACCTGTGTTTATCCTGTGGATAACTCTAGGGTTGTGGATAAAGTTATGCACAGGTTATCCACAGGTTGTGCACAGGGTCAACCTAAGTTATCCACAGGTTTATTCACATGGCCCTGAGACGCCCTGAGAAGCCGCTCACGGGGTTTTAACCTTGGGGTATACCATAAGACCAACTAAAGTTTTTTCGAGTTTTTACACTTTGGGGGTTGACAAGTGTGAGGACTTATGTTGGACCCTTTAGGCCTTTCATAACGTGTGCACGTGCGAGTAACATAATACACCAAAAGAAGTCAACAAATAATTAATGTAAATATTCACACAAAATAAATGTTGCACTCAGGTTTCATTGTGGCATTATGAACTCAAGCCAAGGCAATCAAGCCAAGGCAAACAAAAGCCCAAGGAGGGCAAGCAACATGGAAAACATCACACGTTCAAAAATCCTAGGTCGTTCAGTCATCATTCGTAAGCGTAAGATTCTAAGCAAGCCCTTCAGCTATAACCAAGGCGAGTGCTACCACAACCTAACCGGTGGGCTTTGGTCGCTCTACATTGAGCATAAGAAAGGACGCCCAGTGAACGTATCCATCGACGACCGCTAAACTGCGGTCTACCCTTGGGCCTCGCTTATGCGGGGCTTTCGTGGTATCAGAAACAAAAACGAGGTTATACAATGAAAGGTTTTCCAATGCACATTGACGGCGGCTATACCATACTTTCAGACGGGTTTTTCCACAGTGAACCGTACGTAGTAGAGGAAGTGACAGACGACGACGTACAAATTTATTTTTACGAGATCGACACCACAGCACGATATAAGCGAATCTAGCAGTAGACTCAAGTAAGCCCATGGTTTAGACTGTGGGCTTTGTTGATTTTATTGGAGACTAAAACCATGGTCAAACTTTCGAAGGCCTCAAAAATGCCGGGTCGCTCATGGTCACTGCAAGCGCTGGACACTTGTCCCGGTTCAAAGAAGTCAGACGGGTCACTAGTGGACGCTTGTTCGGGATGCTATGCCACACAAGGCAACTACCGATTCAAGAACGTCAAGGCACCTAGAGAGCACAATCGGGAAGACTGGAAGCGAGACCAGTGGGTCGATGACATGGTGGCAGAATTAGATAACGATCGGTACTTTCGATGGTTTGACAGTGGTGACGTTTACGACGTACGCCTAGCGTTTAAGATCCTTGAGGTAATGAAGCGAACGCCATGGTGCAATCATTGGCTTCCTACACGCATGCACAAGTTTAAGAAATTCGGTCCGGTGTTGGCTGAGATGTCAGCATTGCCGAACGTAGTAGTGCGCCTATCGTCCGACAGCATTACAGGGGACACCGTAGAAGGCCCCCAAACGTCCACCATAGCGACGTTGGACAATGTGCCAGGGGATGCCCTAGTTTGTGAAGCTTATTCACGAGAGGGCAAATGCGGACCTTGTAGGGCATGCTGGTCAAAGGATGTCGCACTTGTGTGCTACATTGGACACGGTAAGAGCATGGAAAAGAAGCAACGGGACATAATAGCGAGGGTAGCGTGATGATAGAACAATGGCAACCATGGTTCGACGTGATGTTATTACTTGGGGTTTGTGGTATACTCACACCCTTGTTTATTTACATTGATAAAAAGGAGCGGGACAAATGATACCTGAAGCGTACAAAGCTTATGTAGAAATTGACGGTAAATGGGAAATGATCGCTTGGGCTTACACTTACGATCAATTTAAACAACGCTTAAGCGAAGCTAAAAAGCTATACCCTAATCAAGAAATAAGGAAAAATTTCGCATGATTACATTCTACATGTGCCAAATTACTGGTAAGTACTTTGAAGATACATTGATAGCTAAAACAGCAGTGCGAGTCATGGATTACCCTGATGAACCTTCTTGGGGCTTGTATAAGACATTTGACGGCTTAGCTGTGCTTTGTGATTGTGACGTTGATGAAGCTTTGGAGGCAGTAAATAATGATAGTTGAAATGTTAGATGATAGGGTCTCTATTGAGGCCTTAGGACTGCTTCCGCACTTCTTTGAACGATCACTATACATTGAAGGGCAATCCATACAGTCAGTGGCGGACAAGATGGACGACTTATACCACTATGGCGGCTTTGTGTACCCCTTTGAGGGTACGGTAGACGACAAGGGTACTTACATATCGTCCAGTGATGAAGACGATCCTCTTGAGCCTTTGGCACGTATTGATAAACTTGGGTTTACCCTTTGGGTTTATCCTTATGCAATCGTAGGGCTTACCGATAACAAAGGTAATCAAAAAGTAGCGAGGTTTGACTGATGGAAACGAGCGTATTGTTTTTACTTTGGTTTTGCTGTATACTTGGAGCAGTTTGGATTGTAATTAAAGGAGATAACGATGCCTAGGGAATCTTGGGAGATTGCACACGATAACTATTATGATGACCTTGAGTCCGATCATTACGACGGTCTTGATGATTCCGAAGCTTGGAAGGAGGAGGAACAGAAAGTGATAGACGAATTAATACAACGGATGCAGAGGGCTTATGGTGGGGTACATTGATATACTGTGCTGGACTGTCGTTTGTGTCTTGGGTATCAAGTTTACTTTTGCTATGGTGGATATACTTTTAACGCCCTTGAATGGACACTTGTCAGATAAGGCACGTAAAGACATGCTAAAGAGGAGAAAAAAGAAATGACCATTGACGAGTACGCTACTGATAGTGGCGCTTTAGACGACAACTCAGGTCCAACAAAGGACCCCATGGATCAAGCTATGGTTGAACACATAGTAGAATTTGAAACAGAAATGTTTCGTATGGACTGCTTACGTAAATACTCTAGGCTCAACACTAGACACCTAGAGAAACTAATGATTGAGATACATGGGGAGTACTGGCGAGATGCGTTGTAAAGCTTGTAATGTAATTTTGGACGATACTGAACTAACCAAAAAGGATGCAAATGGCGACTTTATTGATATGTGTAATTATTGTGTTCATGCTTCTGGGTCTGTCGAGGTAGATAGTGATACTTTTGTGACAAATTACCCTAATGAGGTATTTACAAATGACGATGATTATGATACCCTCTTCTAAGGTATATACCTAAGAAGTAAACTAAAGAAGTAAACAGTAGTAGTTAAACCTAAGGAGCAACTTAAGTTATGCTAATTGACGAAAAGAGTATCTACGTGGTCGATGGTGGTGACTACTCCATCTACTGCTTAGGCTACACTCAGGCCCGCACAGTGACCAATGACATCATGAAGGCCGACCCTTGGGGTGGTATACCCTTTGTGCTACGTAAGGACCTAGAGTTTTCTCTGGACGACCGTGGCAATGTGGTCATGCCTAGGGTGGTACTTGACAAGATCCTATTTTTAGCAAGTGATGACCTACCGCAGGCGGAGACTGCGTCTACGGAGGGTGACGAATGAAACAACCAGAGAACGGCCACACGAAGCACTTTGGCAACGACGGACCCATAGGCAACGACGCTGAAATCATTGTGTACTATGAGGAACGAGGGCCAGCAGAGCCAGTCCTACGTATACCCTTTTGGTACTGTAAGGACGAACTGGGGATGCACGAGCACTTCGAGGAGTCAGTACGCAGGACAGCCAAGGCACTCGCAGAGTCCTACACGTACTGGCCCGATGGGTACGTCCATGTGCAGACAATCATTAATCAGGAGTACGTAAACATAATATGATGACGGAACAGCAGTTAGAGCAGTGGATACGGGATAACCCGTGGAAAGCCAATGTGATCTGTCCTGCTGGGGGTATAGGGTTTATGATGTTCATTATGTACACTTGTGTGCAGATCATAGATTCTTTTTTGACAGGTAAATTCATTTAGTGTATACTATTAGTATGATATGCAATAATGCAATCATGAAACGATGACGGAGATTATTCCATGACAGCAACAACAATCGAAGGCGTAGTTAACTTCAGCAACCTAACCCAACATGACGTATTCAATGGGCAGGACACTGGTCAGTACTCTTTGACCATTACGATGACTGAAGATGACGCCTCAGCGTTGTCCGCAATGGGGGTCAAGATCAAAGACTACCAAGGCGCTAAACAACGTAAGTTTAAATCTAAGTACGACGTAAAAAGCTTTGACGAAGACGGTAACCCTTACGGTGGTGAGATCCCTTACAATTCTAAGGTACGTCTCAAGTACAAGCTTGGGCCAGCACATCCAGTACACGGTGTGTCAACCTATCTCGAAGCAGTGAAAGTCCTTGAGGAAGCTGAGATGGCTGTGGGCGATGCCGCAGACTTCTAAGTTTGTACGTCACGAGAGTTGTCCGGAGTGTGGTTCTTCGGACGCTCTCGCTATCTACGACAACGGGGGCCAACACTGCTTTGGCTCCGGTTGTGACTACCATGTATTTGGAGACGGTGAAACACCAATGACGACTCAAGAACTACCAAAAGCTAAACCCCTGAACATGGGTGGTGTAGTAGCGGCAATACCTCAGCGTAGACTCTCGCAGGAAACCTGTAGCCGCTTTGGTGTTACCGTTGAGTACTCCAGCACAGGGGAGATTCAAAAGCACTACTACCCTTACTACAACGGCGAGTCAGGGGAAGTGTGTGCAGCTAAGGTGCGTGACGTAAAAACCAAAGGATTCCACGCAACCGGAGACATGTCCGGTGCTGGTTTCTTTGGACAGCAGCAGTGTAGTGGTAATAAGTACATCACAATCACCGAAGGAGAACTCGACGCACTTAGTGTGTACGAGATGTTCAACAAACAGTACGACGTGGTTTCCCTACGGTCAGGTGCTAGTAATGCCGCCAAGGAAATCAAAGAACAACTAGAGTGGCTTGAGTCGTACGAAAACATTGTTATTTGTTTCGACAATGACAAAGCAGGAGATGCGGCTCTGGAGCAAGTTAAGGACCTCTTTAGTCCTAACAAGCTAAGGATCTGTAAACTTCCTGTGAAGGACGCCAGTGACATGCTCATGGCTAACAGGGTTAAGGACTTTACGCAAGCATGGTGGAATGCGAAAGTTTACCGACCTGACGGCATTGTGGCAGGTACTGAAACATGGGACACTCTGGTAGAGAAAAGACAGGTGAAGTCCATCCCGTATCCTTGGGAAGGTCTAAACCACATCACAAGGGGACATAGACCTTATGAGTTGGTCACGATCACAAGCGGCAGTGGTATGGGAAAGTCCCAATTTATCAGAGAAATTGAGTACGATCTACTACGCCGATGCGAAGGCAATATTGGAGTCTTGGCGCTTGAGGAAGATCTGGCCCGAACAAGCCTTGGTATCATGTCGGTGGCGGCAAACAGGCCCCTACACTTGGAAGAGGACACGCCTGTGGACCAACTTCGACCTTTTTGGGAGGCCACACTGGGCACAGGACGTTACTACTTATTCGACCATTGGGGGTCTACTTCAGCAGATAACTTGCTCGCCCGTGTTCGCTACATGGCAAAAGCGCTTGACTGCAGGTACGTCGTACTGGACCACCTGTCCATCGTCGTGTCTTCCCAAGAGTCCGGAGACGAGCGTAAGGCCATTGACGAGATCATGACCAAGTTACGTACGCTTGTGGCAGAGACAGGCATTGGTCTGTTCCTCGTGTCACACCTTCGTCGATCCCAAGGTAAGGCACACGAGGACGGTGCTCAGATATCATTGGGTGAACTACGGGGTAGTCAGGCGATTGCACAACTGTCCGACATAGTAATAGGCATGGAGCGTGACCAGCAGAACGCTAACGAAGACATCAGGAACACGACTACTGTTCGAGTCCTGAAGAATCGTTACACTGGTGAAACTGGACCAGCGTGTTACTTACAGTACGACAGAAGTACCGGAAGAATGACAGAAGTAGCTAACCCTGAAATAGGAGCAGACTTTTAATGAACTCAGTGTGGCAAGTACGTTTTCATAACCCTTACGAATGGAAGGATTACGACGTTCTTTTTGAAGGGTCAGAAGAGGACTGTAAAGTTTTTCTGTTAAGCGACAATGAACAACACGGTTTAGACCTTTACCATCCAGAGATTTCTATAAATGAGGTTTTAAATTAGTGATCTACCTTGATCTTGAGGCCAACGGTTTAACTCCCGACACCATTTGGTGTGTTGTAACACGGGAGAACGGTGTTTCACAGGTACATACCAACCGTAGTACCCTCTGTGAGGCCCTGGCTGGCTCTGTGAGCGTTTGTGGACACAACCTGATAGGTTATGACCTCCCAGTGCTAAAGCGTCTCTGGGGGCTTTCTGTGGCTCCTGAGCGCATAGTGGACACACTGGTGTTGTCACGCCTGTTTGACCCTAGCAGACAGGGAGGACACTCGTTGAGGGCTTGGGGTGAAACCTTGGGCTTTCCAAAGGGTGACCATGACGACTGGTCTAGACTATCTGAAGAGATGATTGACTACTGTAAGCAAGACGTAGCAGTCACAGAAGCAGTACACCAACAACTTGTGAAGGACATGGAAGACTTTGCACCTGAGTGTATCGAATTGGAACACAAGGTACAGTTTGCAGTCCAACAACAAGAGCGTAACGGTTGGGTCTTAGATCAGCAATTGGCTAATGAGTTATGTGCAACATTCAAGGAAGGCATGAATGCAATTGAAGCCGAACTACAAGAGATGTTCCCGCCCATTGTCGAAGAAAGGATTTCTGAAAAGACAGGGAAACGACTTAAGGACAAAGTTACAGTTTTCAATGTTGGGTCCAGACAACAAGTTGCAGAACGACTTGCAACT